AAGAATTAATCGGAATATTTCTAACCTATCCAGGAACTCACGTTCATTTAACCAAACTTAATCCAATGTGGTTAGAGGGTAAGGATAGGGATATCATTGAAAGGATGCGAGAGATGTATTTAACAAACGAACCGATCAACCTTCCATCAATAGGAGGTCAGTTCAAAGAACATATTACATACATTGCTAAAAGCACTAACCTTGTTAGCACAGACGTTCACACAGAAAGGATAATTTTTAACCTTGAGGTTGAATACAAGACCAAACAGTTAAGGAATGCACTTGCCAACTTTGATATAAAGCAAGATCTACCAGACATTATAACCAACCTGAACAACCTAACCCAAGATGCTCAATTGTCAATCTATCGATCAAGCGAGTATATGACTTCAATAGCAGGGAAGGTAGTTGATGAGATAGAGGAAAGTGTTAAGCGTGGAGATGTTAGAATGGGGATGCCCACTGGTTGGAAGTACCTTGACAAATATTTAGGAGGTTGGAATAAAGGCAATGTTATTATCCTTGCCGGTAGACCAGGTAGTGGTAAAACTGCAATGGCTATGAATTTAAGTATTGAGGCAAGTCAGTTTGGTAATGTGTTGTTCTTTTCTTTAGAGATGAGCAAAGTGGAATTAGCAAAACGATTCTTGGCTACAATGGGAGAAATACACAACTACAAGATAAGAAATAGCAAAGTGACTGTTGATGACCTTGAGAGAATGTCAAGGGTGCTTATGAGTTTTAATGGAGAGTTTCATGTTGATGACGATGCGACAATGACGATTTACGACTTGGTTGGTAAAGCACGATTACACAAAGCCAAGCATGGATTGAACTTAGTTGTCATTGACTATATGCAACTACTAAAAGGCACAAAGCAAAACAGAGAACAAGAGGTGGCAGAGATTAGCAGACAGTTAAAAATAATGGCAAAGGAGTTAGGGGTAACCGTGATAGCATTGGCACAATTATCCAGGAAGAGTGAGGAGAGAGCAGATAAGCGACCTTTACTATCTGACTTGAGAGAATCAGGTGCAATTGAGCAAGATGCAGATGTAGTTATGTTTCCTTTTAGACCTGCCTACTATGAGGAGGAGAAACCTGAACTTGAACTTGATGCTGAGTTGATAATAAGAAAAAACCGACACGGAGAATGTGCAACTATACCCTGCTCATTTGAAGGCAAATACACACGTTATAAAGAGATTATATGAAGTACAATTATAAATGGACATTAAAAGACGCTATCTTTACAAAGGATAAAGGTAAAGTATTTAGTTGCTTTGCTTGTGGAGGTGGCTCAACAATGGGGTACAAGTTAGCCGGATTTGATGTTGTTGGATGTAATGAGATTGACCCTAAAATGATGGATGCTTATGTGACCAATCACAACCCAAAGTATTCATTTTTAGAACCGATACAAACCTTTAAAGATAGGGATGACTTACCACAAGAGTTGTATGAGTTAGATATTTTAGATGGCTCACCACCTTGCTCAAGTTTTTCAATGGCTGGTAATCGTGAAAAGGATTGGGGTAAAGAAAAAAAGTTCCGGGAAGGTCAAGCACATCAAGTTTTAGATGACTTATTTTTTGACTTTATTGATTTGGCTAAAAAATTACAACCAAAAATTGTGGTTGCAGAAAATGTTAAAGGATTACTTTTAGGAGACGCTAAAGCATACGTTAGGAGAATATATAAAGAATTTGAAGCCGCTGGATATTATGTGCAGCATTGGTTATTGAATGCATCAAAAATGGGAGTACCACAAAGAAGAGAGAGAGTGTTTTTTATCGCAATGAGGAAAGATATAGCACAACCTTTTTTAGAGCAAGTAGATATGTTTACAGAAGCACCTAAATTAACACTTGAGTTTAATGATAAAGAGATACCATTTAAAGATATTGAACAATCATTTGTAGAACAAAAAGGTAAGCATATACCAGAAGGAATATTGCCATATTGGGAAAAGATAAAACCTGGTCGGAGTTGTGCAGATGTGCATCCTAAAGGACATTATTTTCAAGAATTGAAATTACATCCAAATAAAGCATTACCTACATTAAGAGCAGGGTCAAATAGTTATTACCATTATAAAGACCCAAGAAGGTTGTTTGATGATGAAATTAAACTTGGTGGCAGTTACCCAATGGATTATAATTTTTGTTCAAACCAACCAATATATCTTGTAGGTATGTCGGTGCCTCCATTAATGATAGCAAGAATAGCAGACGAAATATACAACCAATGGATAGATAAATTATGAAAGACTATTACCAAGAATACATCAGAGCAAAAACCCAATTAGCACGATTGAAGGTTGCTCACAAAAACAAAATCTCAACCCTTGAAAAGGAGATAGAGAAGTTAAGAAATCAGATTGCACGACCTTACAAACCATTAATGGCAAATGCAACCCTTGAGGAACTATTGGAAGTGGTATGCAGGGCAACCGGTGTACTACCTTCAGAGTTGTGCAGCAGGTTTAGAAACTTGGAATATGTAAGGGCAAGGCATTTGTTTTTTTATATTGCCTCAAGGCATTTAGGATTGCACCTAACCAAGATAGGGCTATTCATGAATCGTGACCATTCGACTGTCATACACGGCAAGAATGCCTACCAAGATTATTTAGATATGGGCTTTCAACCAGAGTGCGACTTCTATAACCAATCTATTGAAATGTTGGGGATATGCAAATCATAAATTTTAGTGGTGGCAGAACCTCTGCCTATATGACCAAACGTTTAATAGAAGAAGGTGGTGATTATTTGATAACCTTTCAAAATACTGGTAAGGAATTACCTCAAACACTTGACTTTGTACACGAGTGCGATAAGCGTTGGAATTTGAATATACTATGGTTAGAATATCGCAAACCCGCCACCTTTGAAGTAGTGACATATGAAACCGCATCGCGTAATGGAGAACCATACGACCAACTATTAGAGCAGCGTCCTTCATCTATACCTAATATGCAGTTTAGATATTGCACTCTTGAAATGAAAATAAATACGCTAAAGAGATATCTTAAAAGCATAGGAGTGACTGACTACACATCGTTTAATGGTATACGTTATGACGAACCACGCAGATGGCAAAAAGTAAAAGGTACTGACCTGGATGTTGAGTTGCCACTGGTTGAATGGAAAACAACTAAAGCAGATGTATTGAATTGGTGGAGTAAACAAGACTTTGACCTATTAGTAAATGAACCTTATGGAAATTGTGACTGTTGCTTTCTAAAAGGCAAGGGTAAACTTTCAACGATTGCAAAAGAGAAGCCAGAGTTATTTGATTGGTGGATAAGCAAAGAGTCAGAGGGAAGGCAATGGAAAAAAGAAATCACTTACCAACAGATAAGAGACAAAGCACAAGCTCAAATTGGTTTGTGGGATGATGATCCAAGCTTTGAATGTTTCTGTAATGTTGATTAAAAGTTGATAAGTACTACAATAATGTTATAAACTTTGATACATCAAAAAGGCGGACATCATAAAGGAACTCACCCAAGAGTCATGGCTGATGGAGTTTTGTGTCAAGATAGGTGGAGAGTTAGCCAACGACTTATATCAAGAGTTATTTGTTATACTATGCGAGAAGGACTCCGAATGGATTGAGAGCAAGTATGCCTCTGGCTATTGGGAGGGGATTGTGATTCGTATATGTTTAAACCAATTTTATGGGAAGCGTACTACCTTTGACAAGCACTTCAAACAACCCATTGGTCTATATGACACAGAGGATGTCCAGATACCTTACATTGAGGAGAAGTTATACAATGAATACTTTTACCTATCGATTGAGCAAGTGGTTAAAAAATGTGACTGGTACGAAACAAGGATATGGCAACTATATTCCAAAGGTGACAAGGATAAGGGTATCAAGCCTCGTTCAGCCAGAAGCATATCAAGGGTAACCGAAATATCAAGACAAGAGATACTACGAGTCATTAACACAATCAAACAAAAAGCAAATGATCACTTTATTACAAATTATAGGCATATCGTTCTTGGCGATTCTATGGGTTAGGGAGATAGGATACCGGTTCGTTAAGCCATTGTCTTGCGAGTTATGTATGGCATTTTGGATGAGTGCCTTTTGGTTTCATTCAATAGAGGGCATACTATATGCATCGGTATCTGGACTAATAGCAACACTTTTAAATAAATATATATGACACAAGAAGAAGCAAAATACATCATTGATGTGGTTAAACCTTTATTCCTTAAATGGAAAAAAGAACAAGTACTCCGTATGCCTCCAGAGGTAAACGTTGAGTTTCGCAAAATTTATCTCAAGGAGAATGGCAGACCATTACCCACTTGTTCAAGTTGTGTAGTAGATGGTATGTTATCTATGGTTATCAGAGCAGAGGCACAATACCAACCTATCAAAGCAACAGAGATTGAAATAACAACCGATGCACCTATCAGCAAAAAGAGAAGCACAAAAGTTCGTAAGTAAGTATTGCACCGAAGGTAAGGTACTTGACATTGGCTCAATGGATGTGAACGGATGCCTTAAGGACTTGTTTGATGGATATGACTATACCGGTATGGATATGGCAGAGGGTAACAACGTTGATGTAATAGGAACAAGCCACGACATACCTTTTGAGGACAACACCTTTGATGTGATAGTATCAACCTCATGCTTTGAGCATGATGATATGTTTTGGGTATCGTTCTTGGAGATGTGCAGAGTATTAAAGCCAGGAGGTAAGATGTATATCAATGCACCATCAAACGGACCAGAGCATAGGTTTCCGGTTGACAACTGGAGGTTCTATCAAGACTCTTGGAAGGCACTTGAGAAGTGGGGCAGACGCAATAAAAAAAAGGTTGTACTTTTAGACTCATACATTGCAACACCTAATAACGATGGAGGCTTTGCTTGGAAGGATAGCATAGGGATATATGAGAAAGCATACTAAGATAAATTTACAAAGGGCAACAGATGTAACACATCTATTGTCTATATTTGTAGTATGAATTGTCTTAATTGTAATAATGAATTTCAAAGCAAATCAAAAGCAGCCAAGTATTGTTCTAAACAATGCAAGTCACAATATGGAGTAAAGTTAAGGTCAAATAAACCAAAAGTAAAAGTATGTCAATTTTGTAATAGTGAATTTACGCCTTACACATCATTGGATAAATTTTGTTCTGCAAATTGTAGAATAGAAAATATGAAATCTAAACGTAGCAGAAGATGGAGTAAAGAAGCAACACAAAAAAGAATAGGCAAAAACAATCCTTCTTTTAAAAGTGGAATGTATGCAAGAGATACAAATAAAAGCAATAATGGTCAAAAGGAATATTTAAGAATAAGAAATCAAATGAGAGCAGATATGATTTTGAAACATGGATATTTATTTTGTGAGCATTGTAAAACTAATCAAACGTATCAATGGGAAATGCACCATCTAATTTATAGAAGTGAGAAGCCACAACATGAACATTTACATAACCCAAAAAATTTAATCAATCTATGTATGAAATGTCATAATTGGTTTCATAAAAGCAAAGCAAATAGAAATCAAATTGTTGAAGATAGAAAGTTATATGAACTATTTGGTGAAGATGTTAGAAACAAATAAAAACATCGGTAAAACATCGGTATGAAGTTAGAGAAACAACCACACGGAGGGGCGTTAGTAAGAGCAGAGAAAGGAGAAACTGCTAACCCCAATGG